ATACTATCAAAGATGGTGAGAAGATTAAATTCCTCTATCTTGACAAGAAGAACCCTATGAAGGAAAATGTGATAGCATTCTATGATTTCCTTCCGAAAGAGTTTGGATTGCACAAATATATTGATTATGATACACAATTTGAGAAGGCATTTCTCGCCGTTGTTCGCCCAGTCCTGGAGGCGATCGGTTGGACAGAGGAGGAAGTCATCTCGCTTGAGGACTTTTTTGGGTAATGTATTCCCTGACAATTTTTCGTAATGCGTTCGACAATAAAACGCACAGAAAGATGGACTTTCCCGATTGGGAAGGTCTTGTCTCATTGCTAGAAAAATTGAGTAAAGTTTCCCTATCAGGAAAGAAAGACGCGCAACTGATCAGTCCAGCAGTCTACAAAGAAGGAACTACACGTGCTAATAAAAATGTTGAATGCTGGGCAAATTGGGCATGCGTCGATGTTGACGATTATGAGGGGGACATAAAAGATGTACTTGATCGTTTTGCAAATAATAACATTGTGGTTTACTCTACTGCTTCATCTACACCTGAGAAAATTAAATTCAGAATTGTCTTTGATCTCGATAGAGCAGTTGGAAAAGAAGAAATCAAAAAATTCTGGTTTGCTCTTAATAAATCCATTGGCGATCTTGGAGACGCACAGACAAAAGACAGTTCGCGAATGTATTACATCCCAGCGGATTACGTTGATGCTTTTAATTTTTTCTATACTAGGACTGGCGAACCAATTTCTGTTGACAGTTTGATGCGCGAGCACCCATATCAGGAAAAGACTGGTAACAGCTTCCTTGATAATTTGAGTGAAGAGATGCGAGAGTCCGTTTTAGAATATCGTAAAAATTCTCTTGACAATACAAACGTAACTTGGTCTGGTTATCGCGATTGCCCTTTCTTCCCGAACAAAATGGCAGACGATTACAAATCAGTTTCAGAGACTGGTTGGTACCATCAAATGTATAGGATTATGGTAGCGACTGCTTGTAATGCTGTGAAGGCAAAGTATCCAATAACAGCAGATCAAATTACCAATCTTTGTAAAGAACTTGACAGAGAGACAGGTAACTGGTACGAAAACCGTCCACTACATAAAGAGGCGAATGGTGCTCTGCAATGGGCATATGCTAATAGTTTTATTGAGGAAATATAATGCCGCTTAAATACAAATGGTCCGATACTGATTGGGTGAAGAGAAGAAGTCCTGATGCGATGCTACCAAAAAATCAACCAAACGAAGAACCATATAATTTTTATAATACATATCCTGACGTCCGTGCTGCTCTTATGGCGATATCTGTTCATGGCGAAGATTTAATTGGTGCCGAACTCGGTCTTTATCAGGCAGAGAGTTTTTGTACTATTCTTCAGGTATGTAAAAATGTCAAGAAATTGGTTGGCGTAGATATCTGGGAACCCTATCAAGATTGTCTAGGTGGTAATGATAAGTTCAAGAGAGATTTGAAACAAATAGAATTTATCTACAACACAGCAATAAATTATATCAATTATTGTGGCGAGTCTCATCGCGCAGAAGTCTTACAAATGGACACTGTAGAAGCAGCGAGTGAGTATGAAGACGAATACTTTGACTTTGTTTTCTTTGATGCTCATTTGACAGAAGAGCAACTCTTTTTTGAATTATCTGCTTGGTATCCTAAAATAAAAACTGGAGGATTAGTCATCGGTCATGATTGGCATATGCCCGAAACTAGTAGTGCTGTGTTTAAATTTAGGGATAAGAATAATATAACCAATCGCCTCTCTAGTTACGATTGCACTTTCATCTGGAAAAAATAATACTTGACATTTCAATCTATTTCATATAAAATTAGTATTCTTATTATGGAGAAACACTATGTCTGACGAAAATATCCCTCAAAACGATTACCCTACAGATTTTTTCCCGTCTGACCCTGAATACGGCAAAGGAGATAAACCCCTTGTTGGAGTTGTTGGTCATGGGTTTGTCGGTAAAGCAGTTGAACGTTCATTCTTACCAGAAGTTGAGAGGTTCTTGGTTGACCCCAACTATGGAACTGATATTGATCAATTGATTGAACAAGAACCAGCAATAACCTTTGTCTGTACCCCGACTCCTGTCGGTGGGGGTGGGCGTATCGATGCTGCTGTAACCGTTGATGCTATTCTCAAACTGATCCGCCGAAGCAAATCAGCAGTTGTTTTGAAGTCTACTGTCACGCCAGATGTTATTGATAAAATCTGTAGAGCGATTGCACCTGAACGAGCAGAGTGTCGTTTCGTCTATGCCCCTGAATTTCTTACTGAACGCAATGCAGATGAAGAATATTCTAACCCCAAATATATGGTTCTTGGTGGTGTTCCATCCTCTTGTAACCAGTTGCTTGAGTTCTTCCACTTCAACACTTTCATGCGCCTCCCAAAGAACACTGAAGACGATGGCGGTATTCACATCGTTACTCCTTCTGAGGCATCTTTTGTAAAATATGCTATCAATTGTTTCTTAGCGATGAAGGTGACTTTCTTTAATAATCTTTATGATGCATGTAAAGATGAATTGTATAGCACAAATCCTACTGTTGTCGCTAGAACCGTATCAGCAGAACCAAGGATAGGTGCGAGTCATTGGAGAGTCCCTGGTCCTGATGGCAAGAGAGGTTTTGGTGGTGCTTGTTTCCCCAAAGATATGGCAGCATTCAATGCGTATAGCGATAAGATGAAGATCATTGATGCAGTTCTTGAGATCAATAATGCTTATCGTAAAGAGTATGATTTGGATTCCCGTGAAGTAGAACAAAAGATTACTTTTGGCAAAAGGGATATCGAAGAAATTGAAGATAAAGAGGAGGATGCAGCATGAGCATCATGGACAAATTAAAGAAGAACAGCAAGATCAAGGCAGCATCAGAGCTGTCTTCATCTAAGTTCTTCGTCGACCAGAAACTAGTTGACACTGGTGTACCAATGGTCAACGTTGCTCTATCTGGAGATGTTGATGGTGGTCTTGCCTCTGGCCTGACTGTCCTTGCTGGTCCTTCGAAGCACTTCAAGACTTCGTTCGCTTTGCTTATGGCAGCAGCATATCAACGTGCTCATCCTGAAGCAGTCGTATTGTTCTATGACTCTGAGTTTGGTTCGCCTCAATCATACTTTGAGACTTTTGGTATTGATACTGAGCGAGTGCTTCATGCTCCTATCACGAACGTCGAGGAGTTGAAGTTTGATCTGATCTCTCAACTCGAGGAATTGGATGCCAAGGACGAAGTTATTATTGTGATTGATTCTATCGGTAATCTTGCTTCAAAGAAAGAACTTGAAGATGCTTTGAACGAAAAGGCAGTCGCTGATATGTCTCGTGCGAAAGCATTGAAAGGTTTATTCCGTATGGCAACTCCTTATCTGCGTATGAAGAATATCCCTATGCTCGCCGTCAATCACACTTACAAAGAGATTGGCATGTTCCCGAAAGACATCGTCTCAGGCGGTACTGGTATCATGTACTCTGCTGATAATGTCTGGATTCTTGGTCGGCGTCAGAATAAAACTGGCACTGAAGTCACTGGATACGATTTTATTATCAACGTTGAGAAATCTCGATATGTACGTGAAAAGTCTAAAGTCCCTGTCTCGGTTTCTTGGGACGGTGGTGTTGAGCAGTACTCTGGTTTGCTCGATGTCGCACTTGCTGGTGGATATGTCGTCAAACCTTCCAACGGTTGGTATGCCACGGTCAACAAAGATACGGGTGAAATGACCACAAAGGTCCGAGAGAAAGATACTCGCAGTGCTGAGTTCTGGAACCCTATCTTTGAGAATACCGACTTCAAAGATTTCGTCCGTAAATCATTTCAAATCGGTGGCGAAATCTCTGAACTAGAGATGGAACTTGAAGAAGCATGAAAGATAGCGATGTAGGACTAGATCTTGGTGATATTCATCTTCATGAAGAAGATGTAATTGTCCACGATGTCACCGAAATGGATGACTTCATTATCACTGAAGATCCACTAGATCCTGATAACGAAGAAGCATGGGCAGTAGTCATAACAAAGGGTGAGTATAAAGATTGGGTTGTACGATTCCCCAAAATTGAACTCGCTGAGAATTCCGAACTTGAATTCACTTATGAGGTTGTGTTCATCCCAGATTCTTTTGATGGAAAAGATCTGGTTGATGTAGAACTAGCGAATTATTTCTCTTCAATACTGGTAGAGGTCATTGAGACTATACATGGTACTGAAGGGCAAATCTATCTTGATAAAAAAACAGGAGAACAAATTGTCGTCTGATATGCCTACCATGATTCTGCGCCATTTCTTCACTGATGAAGGATATATGCGCAAGGTTGTCCCCTTCATGGAACCAGCATATTTTGAAGGTGTGCATCAGCATTTGTTCAAAGAGTTTGCCAAATACGTCTCCCAATATAATTCTATTCCCAGTCTAGAGTCTTTCCGTATCTCGCTACAGGAGAGTGATACGAACATTCCTGAGCAGATATTCAGTCATGCCATGGATATTCTTCCTGACCTCTTCGCGAAGGATAACACGACTGACTCTGACTGGTTAGTAAAGAACACTGAGAAGTGGTGCCAAGACCGTGCGTTGTTTAATGCAGTCATGGAGTCTATTTCCATTATTGATGGAAAGCACCAGTCGCTCACTAAGAATGCGCTCCCCGACATTTTGTCGAAAGCATTATCCGTGACATTTGATACTAACATTGGTCATGATTATCTTGAAAACGCTGAAAGTCGTTATGAGTTCTATCACACTGTCGAGGAGCGCATCCCGTTTGACCTCGATTACCTCAATAAGATTACGAAGGGAGGACTCCCAAATAAGTCTTTGAATATTATCCTTGCGGGTACTGGCGTGGGTAAGTCTCTCTTCATGTGCCACTGTGCCTCTGCCGCCCTCGCTCAAGGAAAAAACGTCCTGTATATCACGATGGAAATGGCAGAGGAGCGAATTGCTGAGCGAATCGATGCTAATTTGCTGGATACCGCACTAGATCAGATAACGACTTTCTCGAAGGAGATGTTCGTTAAAAAGGTGCATCGTATCGCAGAGAAGACGCATGGTAAACTCATCATAAAGGAGTACCCTACGTCACAGGCACACGCAGGTCACTTTCGTGCGTTACTGAACGAGTTGAAACTTAAGAAGAAGTTCGTCCCTGATATCGTGTTCATTGACTACCTCAACATCTGTACGAGTTCTCGTGTAAAGACAGTAGGTGGTAGTGTGAATTCGTATACTTTCGTAAAGGCAATTGCCGAAGAACTTCGTGGATTAGCAGTAGAGTTCAACCTGCCTATCGTATCAGCAACTCAGACGACTCGAGCAGGGTATGGTTCGTCTGATCCTGGACTAGAGGATACCAGTGAGTCGTTCGGATTGCCAGCGACTGCTGATCTCATGCTTGCGCTGGTAAGCAACGAGGAGTTACAGACATTAAATCAGATCATGGTGAAACAACTCAAGAATCGATATAACGATCCGAACATGCATAAGCGATTTGTGATTGGCGTGGATAGATCTAAGATGAAGTTGTATGACGTAGAAGATGCAGAGAAAGATTTAATGAACGATACTGCGGTAGAGGAAGATAAACCTGTGTTTGACTCTACGACTGCAGGAAAGAAGATATCTATCGAGGGATTTAAATTGTAATGTTTTCGCGATATTTAATTTTTGTAAATGGTGAGACAACGAATCTAATCATTACTGCGCTGACCGAGTACAGTGCGCGAGAGAAGTATTTTAATGATTATGGTTCGGCGAGTCGCTATACTGGAATTGGTTTTGATAGTATAGAAGCGAGAAAGATCTAAGGATGAAGATTAAGATCGAGATCGAGGCGAATCCTGATGAAGTACAGGATCTCTTTATTCCCAGTAATAAACAGAAAGAGTTTGCGGAAACACTCTATAAAGCATACATTGATGCCATGAGCAAGACGGTGTCTGGTGCGGTGAGCAAAGTATTCAAGAGGAGAGACAAATAATGGAAGGTGGCGGACTCACACTAATTGGTATGGCAATCTTTGCACCGATCGCGATGGTATGGACTATTGTTGCCATATCAGGATGGTTAATGCCCATACAGAAAAGCAAGCAGATGGATCTATTCGATGAGTAATTGGACACCCTGTGGATGCACACACAAACAACGTGCAAGTGGCAATGGTTGCCTACAATGCAATCCAGAATTTGCTTATGATCTCGCCAAGAGACTTGACTCGCTCTCAGCATTCCTACATAACTGTGCGAAAGAAGCACGCAAGGGTTACTACACCAACAACGAGCCAGGTGAAGAGCATCTAGATGAGCAGTGGATCGCAGGATACTGTAATGCCATTAATGATATTCTCTGGCACATAGGAGAGGAAGATTGTGATTGAACTTCTAGGAATCGGAGCAATTATGATGTCTCCGATGATATTCGGTGCCGTCTGTTTTTATTATTCAATCAAGTGCACGGAGAGTGGAGTATGAGTTCAATTTTTGATCTGGAGCAACAACTGCTACAGTTTGCTAATGTCACTGATGATATTGAAATGGTGACAAAACACTTCGTGGATGACCCTGAATGGGAAGGCATGGACCCCAAACTCTG